ATAAATGCCTTTGCTCAAGGCGCTTCATTAAGGGCCCATTACATTTTCCACCTTTATCGTGACGATATTGAAGAAATTATTCCAGATATCATCCCTTTTTACCAAAAATCTTTAGTTGCTAATGATTTATTTTATTACCTAATCGGTGATGATATGTTTCAACAACAAATTGATTCCGATAATTCTAACAACGCTGGTTATGTTGAGCTTGACTTTAGTGGAGAAATACCTAAAATTATAGCAAAAGCCATGAATTTCCCTATTTTAATTCATGAAATGACTAAAGGTGTTATTTCTCTTTTTTCAGTAGCTGGTTTACCAAAAGAAAACGCTGAAAAGGTAATTGAGTATTCTGACACCATTATGGGTGAGTTGTGGGATATTAGATTGTTCCCAACAATGTGGGGTAATTTACATGGTTTGATTGATTTTAATGACTACGACATTAAAAAACTGATTTTAATCGAGCTCTTTAAAAAAGATGCTGAAGATTTTATCGATTTCATGTCGTTGGTTGAGCATCGACCTGATTACGCTAAAAAGGAAATTGATGGTATCGTTAAGAAAAAAAGGATGGAAATTATGGAGTATAATTTCAGCAATGATGACCTTGACGGTATTAGTTTAAGTGATTTAGGACTATAATAAACTATTTATATGGAAAGAAAAGACTTTGCCAAAACAAATTACAAATAAAAGAGAATTACTTTTAGAGTACACAAAATGTTCTCAAGACCCTTGTTATGTCATAGAAAGTTATTTTGAAACTTTCGATAAGACCAGAGAAGGATATGTTCCATTTGAACTTTTTGATGGTCAAAGAAAACTTGTTTCCAATTATAGAAAACATAGATTTAACCTAGTTTTAAAGTATCGACAAGCTGGTATCTCAACGGTAACAGCAGCCTATTCAGCGGTATTAACAGCTTTTGCTAGCCCAGATAGACCTGAGAAAGTATTGATCCTTGCCAACAAGCAAGAAACAGCGATTGAGTTCCAAAACAAAATTATTAACTTCATTAAACAATTACCTGATTGGGTAAATGTAACATTTGATAAATCTTCACAAAAACACGTTAGACTATCTAATGGTTCTGAAATTAAAGCCGTTGCAACATCTCAAGATGCCTTGCGTGGTTATACACCTACAGTTTTATTAATTGATGAGGCGGCCTTCGTTGAAGGTGGTCAAGAATTATGGACAGCGTGTTTGGCCTCAATTGGTACTGGGGGTAAAGCTGTATTAATTTCAACACCTAACGGACTAGATCCAATCTATTACGCATCATATGAAGGTGCGATTAAAGGTGATAATAGTTTCTGTGTAACACACTTAAAATGGTGGCAAGATCCACGATTCAATAAAGATTTAAGGTTAGTTAAGACTAAAGATATTGTCGATTGGTTCCAAAAACCAGCATCTGAAAAGGATGAGGACATTATTGAAGCCGCTATTGACCTACACCCAGATGTCATAGCCAAATTCATGGAAGAAGGTTATAAACCTCACTCTACATGGTATGAAAATATGTGTAGAGATATGAACTTTAATAAGCGTATGATCAACCAAGAGTTGGAATGTGCTTTTATTGGTTCTGGTGATAACGTTATTGAAGGTGAGGTTATTAGAAAACAAGAACAAGAGAACGTAAAAGAACCATCAATAAAAGATAAAAACTGGGATAGTAATCTATGGATATGGGAACTACCCCAAAAAGGTCATAGGTATATCCTAGCCCTTGACGTATCTAGAGGTGACTCTGAAGATGCGACTGGTATGTGTATTATTGATTACGATACATTTGAACAGGTATTAGAGTATCACGGTAAAGTTCCACCAGATATTGCGGCTCAATTAGTTGATCAATATGGTAGAATGTATGACGCATTATCTACATTTGATATTACTGGTGGTATGGGTGTTGCATCAACACAAAAACTTAAAGAATTAAACTACCCTAAGAGATTATTACACTATGATAAAGATGGTGATAGTAATAGCATGTACTATATACCAGATGAGAACGCTATTCCTGGGATAAATTTTGCATCAAGAAACAGGAGAAGCCAAATCGTTGCCGCTTTAGAAGAGGCGGTATCTAGAGGTGGGTTTAAAATCAGAAGTGAGAGATTGACAGCCGAACTTAAAAAGTTTGTTTATAAGAACGGTAAACCAGATCATATGAAAGGTTCACACGATGACCTTATTATGGCCCTTGGTATGTGTCTATTTGTGGCTAATACATCGTTTAAAAGATTACAAGAATCTGATAACATGACTAAGGCCATGTTAGATAGTTGGAAGATATCAAATAATAACGTAAAAACGGATGCAGACTATTTATTAAAGGATGTAACTAGTTCACCGAATCCAGATAAATCTTATTACAATTCGGATGAATTTTCTACAAACAATAATATGATGAATACAAGGGAATATGGGTGGTTATTTGGTGCAATGAAACCAAGACCAAAAAAATAATAATAAATTGATCAAATCACAATTAAAATGGGTAATATATTAATTAAACAAGCAAGAAGTAGTGGACCAGGTTCAACTTCAGTTATCAGATCAAAAGAAAAATCAAGTGGTAAATTAGATGGTAGAGCTTTGGCTAGAAATGTTGATGCTATAAAATGTTCGCCAGAATCTGATGGAACCACAACATATGTCCAAAAAAAGGAATGGGATGAAAATGTAGAGAACTACAAATTCCCACCATATGTAGACTGTGAATACGTAAACTAAAAAAATATGGCAGATAGATTAACAATATATCAAAGGCTTAACAAAACCCTGGGTAACGAGGTTGATGGACCAAAGTATGTCATCGACCCAAGCTCGTTTGATGGGCTTAGTGGTGCCGAAATGGATCAGAAAAAATTAGAGGCGCAACAAACCTTATATTTACAGAACCAGTGGAAAAAAATCGATAATGAACTTTACCAAAAAGCTGTTTATTACGAACCAACAAGAATCGCATCGTATTATGATTACGAGGCTATGGAATATACACCAGAAATATCTGTTGCGTTGGATATATTCGCTGAAGAAGCTACAACAGCAAATGAAAATGGTAAAGTTTTGACAATCTACTCAGATAGTAGCAGAATTAAAAACGAATTAACCAATTTATTCGAAAACGTTTTAGATATAAACGCTAACCTAACATCTTGGGCAAGAAACGTATGTAAATACGGTGATAACTTTATTTATAACAAAGTTGTACCTGGCCAAGGTATTGTAGGTGTTACACAATTACCGAATATTGAGATGACAAGATCTGAACCTGGTTTTTCAAAAGTAACCAGTTTAGACGATCAACAAAAAGAAAAGAATATTAAATTTTTCTGGAAAGATAAAAACGTTGAGTTTAACTCATTCGAAATCTCCCACTTTAGATTACTTGGTGACGACAGAAGATTACCATATGGTACATCAATGTTGGAAAAAGTTAGAAGAATTTGGAAACAGTTGTTATTATCTGAAGATGCGATGTTAGTTTATCGTGTTACCAGAGCACCAGAAAGACGTGTTTACAAAGTATTTGTTGGTAATATGGATGACAAAGATGTTGATGCTTACGTTGACAAGATTGCCAATAACTTCAAAAGAGTTAATATGGTTGATAAAAACAATGGTCAACAAGATACACGTTATAACGCATTAGCTGTCGACCAAGATTATTTTATCCCAGTTAGAGATCCACAATTAGCGATGCCTATTGAGACATTACCTGGTGCACAAAACCTTTCTGAGATCGCAGATATCGAATACATCCAAAAGAAAATGTTAGCCGCTCTGAGAGTCCCTAAAGCCTTTATCGGTTTTGAGGAAGCTACTGGTGACGGTAAAAACTTAGCTATTCTTGACGTTCGTTTTGCTAGAGCGGTACATAGAGTACAAAAAGCTCTTATCCAAGAATTAAATAAAATGGCGATCATCCACCTTTACACAAAAGGTTTTGAAGATGATTTAGAAAACTTCACCATAACATTAACTAGCCCATCTACCCAAGCTGAAATGCTTAAGATACAAAACTGGAAAGAAAAAATTCAGTTATATCGTGATGCTGTTTCTGACGCTGGTAATGGTTTCGGTGCTGTGTCTATGACATACGCTAAGAAAGAAATCTTAAATATGAGTGATGACGAGATTAAACTTGACATCCAAAGACAAGCTGTTGAAAAAGCTGGTGGTGAAGAACTTAAATCTTTAGGTGAAACTATTAAACAAACTGGTATATTCAGAGACATCTACAAGCTATATAAAATCGACCCTAATAACATGACTTTAGGGGCTGACGGTAGCGCACCTGCGGCAAGCATGGGCGGTGGCGGTGGTGGCGACATGGGTGGTGGTGAAACCGCTGGTGGAACCGACTTTACAACACCATTAGAAGTACCAGGGGCTGA